ATCTTGTCTGGAACGGAGAAAATGGGCATCTGGAGACTGTCCGGAGCGACCAGGATTTCCAAGGCCGCTTTGACTACCTTCGAACGGTCTACAAAAACGGTAAAATCGTTAGGTTCTGCACCTTCGATGAAATCCGAGAAAACGCGAAAATCTAACAAAAAGGGCCCTTCGGGGCTCTTTTTTTATTGACAAAAAATCTCCATGAGCTATAATGTCTATAGTGATTGAGAGGAAATTTGACATGGGCTTAAAGATTAAGACTGAGACTTACGCGTGTATGGCTGAGGCTGTTGCTGAATATGTCAAGCGAGGTTATCAGACTTTGAGTGTCAATGGTGCTCGACGGGTTATGATTAAGAACCCTGAACAGATGCTAGCTCCTATGACCGAATTGCTTCGGGTCGGGTTTCTTCACGTCGAAGCGCGAGAAATCGACTAAACTCGGAGAAACATAATGACTACTTTATTTCTATTAGCATCATCTATTTTGCCTGCTATTATAAGCATAACATGCATGTATATCAAGCGGAAAGAATTTCGAAGGTGCTTTAAAGGCAAGCTATTCATTCTAGTATACGTGGTAGGTGCTTTGTCATTTTTTCCGGTACTGAATTTCTTCATTGCCTTTATGTTTGCTGTTCACGTTTGGATCACTGAAAGATAATATATTAAGAAGTTCGAAGAAAGGAATAAAAATGTTTAAGTGGCTGAAATATCTTGATCTGTATTATATTATGGACCATGAAAACCGTATGAGAGCTAAACTAACCGCTGCGGACCTAGAAAATAGAACTGTTTCGCGGTCAGAATATTGTCAAATCAGTATTGCGAAACCAGTAGAGATTTTTTGGGCTATCAGCGTAATAGTACTATATAACATTCTAATTTTCTCAGTGGTCTTGGCATATATGATTTTGCTATTTTGGTCTCCTATTCCTACAGTCCTCGTAAGCGCAGTCGGGGTGATAGCCTTTGTATGGTATAGGTGCAATAAAAAATATCGTGAGTATCTAAAAGAAAAGACTTGACTTTCAGAGTTTAGCGTGTTATAAATAGAATTGAAACTCAGAATGACACATAGGAAATCGGGAAGCCAGTGAGTGTCATTTAATGCCCGATAGTTTCAATGTTACCGTCTGAGAGGACGCGGAATAGGTCGACTGGACTGCGGGGCAGTACCGCACGGGTCTAAAGATAAGAAATAATATAAATACATACAGGAGGTATCTTGTATGTATTACTACACGGTTTACAAAACAACCAATTTGATTAATAATAAAGTTTACATTGGTTGTCATAAAACTAAAAATCCACATGATGAATATAAAGGAAGTAGTTCAAATCTTTCAAAAGCCATAAAAAAATATGGCAAAGAAAATTTTAAGAAAGAAATCTTGTTCTCTTTCGATAATGAAAGTGATATGTTCGAAAAAGAGGCTGAATTAGTAACAGAAGAATTTGTAAAAAGTCGTAATACTTACAACGCCAAAGTTGGAGGCTATGGTGGATGGGATCACATAAATGATGGTTCAGAAAAACATAGAGAAAGATGCAAACGTGGTGCAGAAAAATCAAATGGTCTCAAAACATATAATGAAGAATGTAATTCTGGTATAAAACAAAGAAAAAATCTTTTTACTACAGAGTCTTCCTTAAAAGCAAATGCTTATAGAATAAAAAATGGATTAACAGAAGAACATAAAAAAAAAAATAAGAATTGCTGCTTTAAAAAGAGAAGCAGCTAAAAGAGCAAAAGTTGAAGCGGATCGAAAGGTAGACAAGACAGGGGTGCAAATCCCCTCATCTCCACCAAAATCTTAGGGGGATGAATTAGGTATCGATTGGTACTCAATAGAGAAGTGGATTTTGCCGGTGAGATACGCCGTATCGTTCAAAAACTGTAAATGCAAACGATAATGTTGCATCTGAGGATTTCGCCCTAGCGGCTTAATTTCTCTGGGTATCGGGCTCCACCTCGAAACAGAACGGGCCCACTCCAACTCTCAAAAGGATATTTTGTTATGGAAATGTTTCTTGTATATCTCTTTATGCAGTCTTCAACCATTATCAATGCTGCTGGCGTCGCGGCTGGACTAAGTTTCGGTGCCGCCGTTATTTCAATTTTAATTCACTTTATGGCAAAAGACGATGGCGCCACAGAAAGCACTCTTAAATACTGGAAATCATCTTACCGCACCTTTATGGTCATCGCAGTAATCGGTACCATTTTAGTGACTTTTTTCCCCGCGCGGGAGACTATCGGTGCCATGTATGTAATTCCTAAGGTCATTGAATATGCTTCCGAGTCTGAAATTCCGAAGCAAGTAGAAGAGTATATCGAACTTTTCATTCAAAATGAAATTAAAGGTCTTACAGATGAGCAAAGTGAGCCTAAATAAATATGGAGACACTCTATGTAACGAGTGTAATACCATTGTAAAATCTAACGAAGGAGGAAATGATCATGCAGACTGCTATCATTTCTGTTCTGATGATTGCCTTATCCGCTACGGTGTTTTGCTCGCCGAGCGGGGCATCTTCGATGCCGCAAAACGCTTTCTGTCTGGCGCTTAACATCTATCACGAAGCTAGAAGCAAATCCCTAGCAGGTCAAGTCGCCGTAGCAAACGTAACTCTAAACCGAGTTAAATCAGAAAAATTCCCGAATAATATATGCGATGTAGTGTTTCAGAAAGATCAATTCTCGTGGTACTGGGACGGCAAATCTGATATCCCACGCGAAAAAAAGGCTTGGGAAACAGCAAAGATGGTCGCAATGACGATGCTTGATCCAGAAAGCACGATTTTCGACAACACACACGGCGCTCTTTTTTATCATGCCGATTATGTAAATCCATTCTGGAGTAAGGTTTTCGAGCCTGTTAAAAAGATTGGACCTCATATTTTTTATGTTGACAATCGATCCTGATTTTGATATACTATGCCTAGACATTGAGAGAAGGTCATATGAGTCTTAAAGAAATCCGTGAGTTCGCCGAAGCTAAGATGGCTCAGTACGGTCTTATCGAAGCAGGATGGAAGTTCGGCTTCTATTCGCGATCCAAAATGGCCGTAGGATTGTGTAATTATCGAGAAAAGACTATCAGTCTCAATATGACCTATGCTAAAACAGAAGGTCTTAACGCCTCGGTGAAAGATATTATCCTTCATGAAATTGCACACGCGTTGACTCCTGGTGCTGGACACGGGCGCCTCTGGAAGGCTATGTGCGGTAAGGTTGGCGCTATTCCTAAGGCGAATGGCGGCCTGTCACGTATGCAGGTGAACACTGGTGATCATCTATGGGAAATTCGGCATGGAGACAAAGTTGTTCAGAAGTTTTTCCGAAAGCCGACGCGTATGGAAAAAGCTATCAAAATGGGTACTATGTATCTCAAATACGATCCAGCCGGCACTCGTGGTAAGCTGACTCTCCACAAGATGGTCAACGGTCAGCCTAAGCTTTGGGCTTTTACGCAAGAGACGCGGCTTCTCGCGGCTTAAACGCGTCCTATATACGCTTTAAAGTGTCACTTTCTAGTGGCACTTATTTTTATATATTGGAACTAATCAATGGTAGAAAAAGATACATTAACTGCTAGGGATATTATAGGACGTATTAGCGATATGACGGGCAACAATTTTGTTGACGTTATGTGGAGCGAGCGTGAAGACGCCCAAGATATTCGTCAATCTATACGTTTTGCAGATTGGTGGGCAGAATATAAAAAGAGAATAGGAGTTAAAAAATGATTCAAGGAAAGGTTTGGGGTGAAACATCGCCTCTTTTAGTAACACCGCATATCGAAATTCATAAGGCGAAGATTAATCCTGGCGGTCAGTGTTCTAAGCATAAGCACAATTTCAAGTGGAACGCTTTTTATTGTCTAGAAGGTTACATTGAAATTCATGTTAAGAAGAATGATTATGATCTGGTAGATGTAACGAGTTTAGAACCCGGCGAGTTTACTACTGTGCCACCCGGAGAAATTCATTGGTTTCATGTTCCATCTTTTAGTTCAGGAAACACTAAAATTTTAGAAATTTATTATCCACAAGGTATCACAGATGATATTATAAGAGAAACTGTAGGATTTATTAATAATGAAGATTGATAAGAAGCAATTTAATCGTGATATCATGCAAATATATAATAGAGGTGATATCACTTTACTAGAAGCATTAGTAGAATACTGTCGAATAAATGAAGTCGAAGAAGAGACAGTTTCAAAGCTTCTAGACAAAAACGTTAAAAGTCGCCTCGAGGCGGAAGCAAATACTTTTAATCTATTAACCGATAAGACAAGACACTTACCTCTATGATGGCAGAACCGGGGTTTAAAGCATATCAAAAATACGTGGCAGTCAAAAGTCATTTCAAACAGAAAAACTTTGACTATTTTAAGTATGCAGGCAAAACAAGAGTATCCGAAAACAATTTTCTTCAAAGAAGAGATAGATATTATTTTGCAAAGTTAGAGAGAAAGCATAAAAAAGACTTGCTTTACTTTCTGGTTTCTAATATAATAGAGGATAATGATATATGGATCGGCGATCTATTATCAGAACAAGCTGAAAAAAGATTTATGAATTGGAAGAGGAGGGTTGAGTCACTTAAATATAACTTTAAAAAAGATATGGGTGTTATTAGAGACTATATGGATAAACATGATATTTCTTTTGATGATGTTTTCAGAGTTTCTAATAGTGATCATCCAGTTATTTTCAAACTACTTATGACGGATGATATTTCTTTAGAGAGTTTTGTAATTCTAGATCAATGCATCAAATTTATTTCAAGGCTCAATAAGAAATTAGTTGACGACCCTATTTGGTCCATGTATAATGAAAAAATTATTAAGTATAGTAGATTTGTGAATATAAATACATCTGAATATCGAGACATTTTAAAATCGATATTCATAAGTTAAGACGCGTTAAAAAAAATTGTTAAGACGAAAGGAAATATAAATGGTTGATTTTAAGTCGCTAAAAAAGAATAGAAAAAAGTCCCTTCAGGACCTCGCGGAAGAGGCAAAGAAGGTCAATACGAAGAATTACGATAACGACGAAGAGAACTATTGGAAGCCTACACGAGATAAGGCAGGTAATGGTTATGCAGTTATTCGATTTCTTCCGGCTGGACCTAAGGACCCAGAAGATACTCTGCCTTGGGTAAAGCTATATGATCACGGATTCCAAGGACCAACTGGTAAGTGGTATATCGAGAATTCCCGCACTACTATCGGCGAAGCTGATCCGGTTTCAGAAGCTAACTCTAAGCTCTGGGATACTGGTGTGGAAAGCAAGCGCGAAATTGCACGGAAGCGTAAACGTCGTCTAAAGTACATCGCTAATATTCTAGTGATAAAAGACAGCGCTAATCCGGAAAATGAGGGCAAGGTATTCCTCTATAGCTTTGGTCCTAAGATTTTTAGTAAAATCCAGAACGCTATGGAACCACAGTTCGAAGATGAAACTCCTATCAATCCTTTCGATCTTTGGGAAGGAGCAAACTTCAAGCTTAAGATCAAGACTGTAGTTAGCGATATCGGCGGTAAGAAAGTCGGTCTTCCTAACTATGACGAATCAAGCTTCGATGTTCCATCTGCGGTAGCCGATGATGATGCAGAAATTGAAAGAGTTTTTAATGAAACTCACTCGGTTGCCGAAATCGTTGATCCTAAGAACTTCAAGCCTTATGACGAATTGCAAGCACTTCTAAATCGCGTATGGCCTGATGGTCCGGTAGGCGAGACTGCTGCTCCCGCACGCGAGCGTGTAGCGGAACCGGAGGTAAGCGATTCTACGGATGAAGTGCCTTGGAGCGGTGATGAGGACGATGATGATGCAAGTTTCTTCAAGGACCTTGTAGAAGACGATTAAAAACTGAAAAGAGCCCTCCGGGGCTCTTTTTTTTTATCTTCCTATAGTACGATTTCTTGCGCGGCGTCTCGATTCAAAGTCGATTGGCGCTGCTATAGGCGCTTTCACTTCTGATGGAGCAGGAGGCGACGGTGTTGATTGCATAACCGTAGTGCCACCCGTCAAACTGATATTGCCAGTAGGCGCAGATGGAGGCGGCATTATAGAATCAACTGTTCGATCAGACATATTATCTCCAGACGAACCTCCAATAAGAGAAGCGATATCACTATATTTGTTGGCTATAGCGGCTCTTTCATCAATAACCTCTTGACTATCCCAATTTACAGGACGTACAGCCGAAGTTGCGCCGCGCGGTGTAGATATATCAACTCCTCTAGCTTTTTCTTGACGGAAGTATTCACCAGTAATTTTAGCTGCAATCTCAGGATCACTCGCTAGCTCTGGATTGCTGACCAGGTCGACACCTATTTTTTCTCCCATGCGACGATAATTGTCTTTACCTGTAAGTTGAATAAATCCACGACCGCGATACTTAAATCCTTCATCACCTTCGTTGCCCATACGATTACCATAGACTTTATTAGCTATAGCCTCTGGACCCATGTTAACGTATCTTTGTGCTTCCGCTTCATCTTTGAAATATGAAGGAAATGTTTCTTTCAATCGGCTGGCACTATAATTGAAATTCTCTTCCTGTGCGATAAATCCTGCGCTCTCTTTATCGCTTTGCGCGACGATCTGTCTAATTTCAGGATCAGAAAATCCTTGCGTTTTGAGTGACGTTGCAAGGAACTTAGCGTTATATTGTTCTGAATTTAAAGAAGTTGGACCAACTGATCCTTGATCATTAATCTTTTTTGCTTTCTCGCGAAGAGTTTTTATTTCAGTTCGAACAATTTCTTTTTCTGCTTGGATCATTTCGTCTGAAGGTTTATCTTTAACACCACGATCTTTAATTCTTTTTATTGCAATTCTTCGGACTTCGCCATCACTAATTTCTTCGCCAGCCAGAATTCTTCTGGAAAAATCTCTACTCAATTCAGTGGTACTAGAACCAGAACCTATAACTTTTGAAGCCGGCTCAGATAGTTCAATTACCTTTTTAGCTTGTTCTTTAGCTTTATTTCTAGTATTTCTAACGAAACTATCATCATTAAAGATATCATCTAAAACTGATACCGCAATGCCTAGTAAACCACCAATTAAAGCTCCTCCCGGACCAAACAAAGAACCAATAGCTACGCCTATGGCTCCATAATTTACGGCTTGTCTTCCTTCTTCCTCGATAGTTTTTTTCAATTCAGGATCATCGGTCAAGCTTGAAGCGATGGATACGACAGTACTTCCGATTGCATATGCAAAGAGACCTGCTAGACCGCCTTTAATCGTTTTACCACCCAAGCTTGAAGCTGACACCATAGCAGATTTAGCGCCTGATAGAAATTTAGAGCCGAAGAGAGTTCCTAGAATACCACCAGTTGCAGCACCAGCGGCAATACCCGCGTTGCCAAAGAAGCCAAAGAAGCCTCCGGATTGATCTGTTTGAGGAGTATATGGTGCACCAGTGCTTTCGTTAACTGGTAATGCGCTAGGCGCTCTTTTATTGTTTCTAGCGCGTCTTTGTTCATCAAGAATTTCTTTTTGACGGAACAAGTTCTGTTCTTCAAGTTCAAACTGATCTAAAGCAAGAATATACGTATCATAAAGAACGTCTTTAATGTCTTTAAGAGTTTTGTGTAGACTAGTGATACTTTCTTCAAGAATTTCTTGATTCAAAGTAATTTCTTCTACTGCTTCTCGATTAATAGGTAAAGCCATTTATCTGCTTTGTCTTTCTTTTTCTTTTTCCATTTCAGACACTAACAATGCTATATAGATTTGACGTTCCCATGGAAGCATTGATTCAATTTCTGTCAAAGAATATTTATGAAAATGCATTAGAGAAAAATTAGTTTTATAGAAACTTTCGAGTGTATCATAACAAAAACTTATAGAAAAAAATCCTTGAGACCTTTGAGATTGATATCGACTTTCTCTTTACAACTCTTACATTTGAAACTAAATCTATGCGACACTCTTGGCATGGTTTTAACGAAATCCAATAATTTATCGCTCTGTTCTTTTGTTAAAGATTCAATCCATTGTTTTAACTCTTCATTATCAAAATCTTCATCTTTTTGATATATCTTTTCGGAATCATATACATATTCTACTAGATTTTGGACGAGGTCGAAAACATGCGTTAAATTCTTGTTTTCGTACTCTGCTACTTCGGTGATCGATGGATAACGAAGTTTAATCCCAAAATTGTCCGATAGGTTAATTTTGCCGTCTTGTGATGGTTTATCTAGCTTTACACTGTTTAGGTCTACAGAAACCTCCGTGACACCATTACAGTCGTTTTCGTTATGCTGGTATTTTAATTTAACCTCTTCGCCTACACTTTTAGCTCTTATCATAAGGAAGATATATTCAAAGTCAAAGAACGGTAATTTTCGAATATCGAAATCATCTTCTAATACGCAATTGTTGATAATTTGCGTTGCTGAATCAATTTCATCTCCTTCGCCCGTAGCTGCCATGAGAAGAATTTTTTCTTCTTTAACAGTGAAGGGGCGATAGGAGACTTTTTTATTGGTTGAAGGTAGAGTAGTAGTAAGAATGGGCAAGTCAATTTTTGGTAAAGCCATAGTATCTCCTTAAAATGATGCAGGTAATCCTTGTCCTGGTCTAGAAGCTGTTTGCGGGTCTCTAGAAGTGTTAGTACGTTTGAAGGAATCTGTATTTTCATAGTATCGATAGGTCCATGAAACATTAATGTCAACTGTTCGATCTGTAGTGGACCATGATAGATCAGTCTGATTAAGTACAGTTGGCCAGCATTCGACTAATCTACAACTGTAAATAGGCACTTTCAAGTCTCTATCAAATTGGATAATCTCTACAGTTCCTACATAGTCTTTATAATAGCCTAGATTGTATTTCTTGCTTTCTGGACTATTTGTTTCAACGCGAAAATTGCCAACTACAAGGTCTTGCCAGTCTTCGATAAAGCGCTTGATGAAATGTCTATTATCAGCAATGAGAGACATATTCACCGGTACGAAAGATGGATTATATCCTACGTTGAATTCCGGACCTACTGCATATCTTTTTGGTATCGTTTGAATAGACCTGCCTGGCATGTCAACACCATTCGCTCTCAAAGTCATTTCCTGAGTGCTTATCCCGGCCGCTTGAAGCTTTCCGGGTGGATATATGCGAACTTCGAAATCAGTTTGATGGAGCATTCCACGCTGATTCAAGGACGATTTAAATTGATTTATGTTCATTTTTTTGTTGACAACCTCTTGACAACCTGCTACATTCTATATGTAGGGTTAATCATGAATAACTTTATTCACTGTTATTTAGTCGTTTATCATAATCCTCTTTAAGTTTCTCTGCGATTTCTTTAGAAGTTGGTTTATGATCTTTAAAGCCTTGAAGAGGATATCCTCTTTCTTCAAGTTTCATAGCTTCTATAATGTAGTCTTTTTGTGTTTTAGATATCAATTTCTTTCCTTTAAGCTGTTTGTAAACTCTGATTCCATACTTGTGATGTAGTAGCCTTTTCGAAACGCTGAATAGGTAAAAACAAAGCTACGTCCCATTCTGCGGGTGCAATCTCAATAAATCTTGATCTTACATGACTTCCTAGATATCTTTTAAAGCAAGGTTTAAAGTATTTGTACTTCGATGCATTCTTAAGAAGATCATAAGAAAGTTTTAGTTTTGTAGTATCATCAAACTTTCTATTATTCACTAAAGAATATAAAGCGTCCATTAGAATAGCGCGTTGTCTGAATGGGAGATAATGAAGGTTTATTCCAAGAAAACCATTAGGCGCTGCATCGATCATAAAGATTAGAGGGAATCTATCGTAGTATGGCAGTGTCTTTTTGTGTTTAGGATCATATGAGAAAAGATACATTCTGCCCGGCTCTACCGAACTTCTCTGTTTAGCTCTTTCTTTTTGAATGATTTTTTGAGCGGTTGTTTCTACTCCACGCGCGCGATTTCGAAACCATGTGCGCGCGCTAGATGATCTAGCGGGAATTTTACCAGCTCTTATGCCTTGTGCTAGAATTTGATCGAAAGTGGATGCCATTGTTCCTCTTGACATATCGAAATTTATATGATATTCTATATTTATACAATCATGCGAATGTCTATGGTAGAAAACTTCCATATGAAATCAGTCAAAAAATCAGTAAATATCCGTAAAGCGCTTTCAAAAATTTCATATGCAAAAATATCCAGATCAGCGGCTCTCATAGCACATCAACATATTAATTCCCCGACCAGAGTTATAATTTATATCGAAGTAGAAATGATTTTACATGATAAAAGTTAACAAACAAGTTTGCGACGATGTACAAAATAAGATAATGGATCTTCATGTATATCCATTGATCGATTGGAGACAAGTTATGTATAGTCAATTGTATGTTATGATATGGATACAAATTCATGCTGAGAATATAATTAGGAAGAAAAATGCAGATTAAAACACATGAATTAAAAGATAGTCTACACAATAGAATTTATGAAAATGGCTTAACTCCGTTTCGAAATCCTAATGTCTTTTTTTCTATAAGAAAAACATTCAACCAAACAATTATGGAAACAATATTGTTTGAAATTAAAATTAAAATATATCAAAAACTTAATACTGAAAGTCACGACTAATTAAAAATAAAGAGCTATGAAATGATATTTAGAAATCCTACTTTAGAAGTCTTTGATCATTTACGAGATAATGTTTCGATAAATAAAATAAAAAATGAGTCTAAAGTCCGAGAAATTATTTATCTAGAGTTACTGGTTCTAATATATCAAGAAGTTAAAGTTCCTATTGAAAGAGGTTTAAAAGATGAAAATTGATTTAAAAAATATTAAAAGTCCTATGGGTTTTACTTTATATCCGGACATTCTTCCTAGCTTTAAAATTTTACCACCCACCAGTCAGCGTTTTCGAGCAACATATCGTATTTCGGATTTCATTAAAGATGCAATCAGCGAGGAAATAAAAGGATAAGAGTAGTGGCATATTATTCGCGAAATGATAAACCTCAGTTATCAATTGTTCAGCCGGACACTAAAGCTTCAAGTGAAGCCGAGGATATTATTCTCATTGGTGCGAATATAAGGATGTGGTTTAAAGTATTCGATGGAACTAAAGGTAAAGGATCTTTTGAATTATATGATACTTTAAAATCTGCTTTAAGCGAACTACAATGATATATTGGAACTTATTTATGATCAGTAATATTGCTAGCAAAATTAAAAAAAAATCAGTATAGACGATTTGCCGATATCATCTAACGTATTCAGACAAGTCGATGAATTAAAACATTTAAGTCCTGTATATCATACATGGTCATACAATTATATTCAATTAATAAATGCCTCATTAGATAATGAAAAGCGTTAGGAAACAAGTTCTATTTGAGCCCCATATTAAGTTAACCAGCGCCGACGAAAAACATATATTTTTATACCATAGACACTGTTAAAAATAATGTTAGAAGGAAGCTTAACAAAAAAGGTATAATAATGTAAGATGAAAAATGTTCGAAATGACTTGAACACTGATCCGGAACAAGAAGCAGTTTACTATCTAATCAAAGTTGTTCCTTCAGGAACAATCAAAAAAGCGGTCTCAACGGTAGGTATAGCAGATATCTTTGGTATCGAAAACGCGCATCGAGAAGAAATAAAAAGTTTGACAAATTAGAAATCTAGTGTTACTATTAGAACATCAACTGAAAATGAGGGTTTATAAATAATGATCGAAAGTTTGACGCCTGAACAAGAATCCATGATGGAAGTCTACCGCGAAAAGTGGATTGATATTGGACTTTCAACCGCACCCTTAAATAAGGAACGAGCTATCGCAGCCGTTAAGCTTATGTATGAGAGGGGTGGTATTGAGGTTCCTGATACTATCCTTTTTGCAAAAGGACCGCTGGACTGTCTAGAAGTGGTTAATCAGTTTGCAAGGGAGAATGGTGAAGAGGAAGTAAGTTTATCTGATCTTTTAGCATCCTTTGTATGCGGCTCACACGAAGCTTTCTGGATTTCTTTTTATGACTACTTTAAGGAAGTGGTCGAGGTAGAAAATCTAGAAATCATCGATGGCGTCTCAGACGTATCTAAAGAGTGTGGCTGGGTTGCATGTTTCGATAAGCTAGCCGTTATCTGTGAAAAGCCTCTTATTATCAAGATGAATGAGAATAATCTCCTTCATTGCGAGAATGGTCCGGCAATCAAATATTCTGATGGCTTCGAAGTATACTCTTGGAATGGTACCCGAGTACCCAAGAAGTTCATTATGAAAGAGATTACAGCTACCGATGCTCTGACCGAAGAAAATCTAGAACTTCGCAGGTGTGCTTGTGAAATTCTTGGTTGGGAAGCTATTCTGCAGGAATTGGACCCGATTGTCATTAATCGTGATGATGATCCTCAAATCGGCGAACTAGTCGAAGTCGAAATTCCTGATATCGGCCGCGAAAAGTATCTTCGCGTACAGTGCGGAACAGGTCGAATGTTTGCTCTTCCAGTACCGCCGGATATGAAGACCGCATTGCAAGCAAACGCTTGGACATATGGTCTGGAAGAGAGCGAATATAAGCCAGAAATTCGAACATAAATAGTTTAAATCAATAGTGAAAGGAATGGAAATATGAAAACGTTTACTAACATGGCAGCACAGGGTGATTTCGTTATCATGCGAGTTGCTGATCTACCGGAGAATGAAAACTTCGTTGAAATAGAAGCAGATGCTACCGGGAATATCGTGGTAGCACACTCCGAGACCGGTCATAATCACGTCATGGAGCGCGAAAACGTTACGGTATATCGTGATTCTAATACCTCTGACGCTGATCTTTACGAGTTGTTCATGATTGTTAAGGAGCCTGCCGAGATTAAGCACCTTCGCAGCTACGACACCCACGAGACACTTCTAGTGCCGCCAGGGACGTATAAGATTCGCCGCCAGCGCGAATACACCGCAGAAGGCTTCCGCCGCGCGGCTGACTAATTACCAAAAAGAGTCTTTAAAGACTCTTTTTTTATTGACAAAAAACCACCATGTGCTATAGTGTCTATAGTGAGAGAGAGAGGTTAGTTATGAAGACTTTTGATTTCGATGACGGTAATGGACGCGTCCCCGCCCATAAGCACAGTAATGGCGGTGGTTGGGTCGCCGACACCGCTACTGTAGCCGCCACCGCTTATATTGGTCCTAACGCTAAGGTGTATGGTATCGCCAAGGTTTACGGTTACGCTGAGGTCTTCGACAACGCTAAGGTCTTCGATAACGCTCAGGTGTATGGTTACGCTTGGGTGTACGATAACGCTAAGGTGTATGGTGACGCTATGGTGGCCGTGGACGCTTGGGTGTACGGTAACGCTGAGGTGTCTGGTACCGCTATGGTGCGCGATAACGCTAAGGTCTTCGATAACGCTCAGGTGTCCGGTGACGCTATGGTGTACGGTATCGCTGAGGTGTCTGGTACCGCTATGGTGTACGATAACGCTGAGGTGTACGGTAACGCTGAGGTGTCTGGTACCGCTATGGTGCGCGATAACGCTAAGGTCTTCGATAACGCTGAGGTGTCCGGTGACGCTATGGTATACGGTAACGCTAAGGTCTTCGATAACGCTCGGGTGTCCGGTAACGCTGAGGTGTCCGGCAACGCTATGATGTACGATAACGCTGAGGTGTCCGGTAACGCTGAGGTGTCAGAATAATTCTATTGACAAAAAAACTCCATGTGCTATAGTGTCTATAGTGAGTGAGAAAGAGAGGTTAGTTATGACGACTTTTAATTTTGAAGACTGTAATGGACCCGTTCCCGCTCATAAGCACGTTAATGGCGGTGGCTGGGTCGCCGACACCGCTTTGGTAGAAGAGAGTGTATACGTAGGGGCCATGGCCACCGTTTTTGGTAGGGCAAAGGTATATGACCGAGTTAATATCGAAGGAACATCAAAAGTATTTGGTCACGCGCAAATTTTCGATGAGGCACGTATTGTAGAGAACGCTAGCGTTAGCGGTTTTGCAATCGTCCGAGATAGCGCGTTTATTGGTGGCAATGCCTCTGTATTCGGCAATAGCACAGTAGGTGGAAAAGCTACTGTGGCGGGCCCGGGCGTTGAGGTTTTTGGTAGCGCGCGTGTTGAAGGAGAAGCGATTGCTCGGGATCACGTAAAGATTTCCGGCACTGCGGTACTGAACACTGCGGTACTGAAAGATCGAAACAGGGCGAATTAAAATATGCGTCTTTATATCTAATTCTCTTGACAAAAAATCACCATGTGCTATAGTGTCTATAGTGAGTGAGAGAGGTTGTTATGACTGTAGAAAACACAAAG